GCGGGGTATAGGTGCCGAGCGTAATTTGCAGGTCGCGGAAGATTTCCACGGTCAAGGGTTTGCCCGCGTTCCGGTTGAACCATTCGTGAAGGTCGTTCATGCTGGGATCACTCCATGCTTATCAAGTAGGGTTCGAATCTTGAGGGTAAGGGCCTCGGCGTCGGGCCGCCCGAGGGCTTGCGCGCTCATTACGTCGAGGCCGAACGTATGGTAAAAAATCCGGTAGCTTTGCGAGTCGTCGCGGCCTTGGTGCGCTTGCCAGCCCGCCCAAAGTGCGATCATTTCGCGCAAAGCGTGTTGCGCTAATTGCCGCTCGTGGTGCCGATTCATGAGGCCCCGCGCGGCCATCGGGTCGAGCGATTGCGGTATGCGCGGCGCGCCGTCGATATTGGCGACCTTCCCGCGCAAGGCGGCGAGCGCCTCGGGGGTCAGTTCGTGCAAGTCACCATCAACGAATTCGGGCGCGCTACGTTCGGGCGGCTCGGGGTAGAACCCGCAGTACGGGCACGTCTTGAGGAACCGGGGGTATATCGAAGCGCAAGGCGTGCCCATGCCGTCGGCGTTCTCGTTCGCGCACGCGCGAAGCGGCACGGCGTCGGAAGGCCCCGAGCTACGGCGTTCGCGCCGGTCGAGCGTATCGTTACGCGGGGCGTCGGGCAGGCCGTGGCGTATGACGTTGCCCACGTGGTCGATAATGATACCGAAGGGCTTCGCGCTCGCGGCAATGTGGCCGAGGCGCTCGTCGTCGGTCAGGGTGCCCCATAGCGCGGATAATCCCGCGTCGATAAGCAAGCGCAACACCCGGCCGAATTGCTGCACGAACAGCGGCCAAGACTCGGTTTTGCGTACCATCGAAACGATTTCACACGCGGGAACATCGACGCCTTCGCCGAACAAATCCACATTGACCAATTGCAGCACGTCGCCCGCCTTGAATCGGCGCATGATTTGCGCGCGTAGTAACGGGGGCGTCTTGGCGGTCACGATTTCGGCGGGCACCCCGGCGGCCTTGTATGCGGCGGTTATTTCCTTGGCCGCCTCAATATCGACGGCGAAGGTAATACCCCGGCCCAAGCGACCGAGAAGGCGCATTGAAATTTCGCGGTAGTGCCGCACCACGTCGCCCACGATCTTGTCGGAAGCATGAACGGCGGCGCGCAACTTGGCGGGCGAATAGTCGCCCGAGGCGGTCACGGTCACTTCGGAATAATCCACGTCGGAAGGCGGCACGAACACGCGGTACGGCGTCAAATACCCGGTGTCGATAAGCTCGCGAAGCTCGGGGCCTTGCACGATACCCTCGAAAACCCCGTCGGCGTGCGCCCCCAGCCCGCGACCGTCGGCACGGGCAGGCGTGGCCGTGACCCCCAGCCCGTAGGCATTCGGGAACATCGTACAGGCTTCGCCCCATTTGTTATCGCGCAAGACGTGGTGCGCTTCGTCCATATCCCATAGGCCGACTTGATGCAACCAAGGGTCATTTTTGCGACCGATCAGCGTATCGACCGAGCATACGCCGACGCGGCCCCCGGGGTTGTAGAACGACCGCCGGAATTCTTCCATGTGGAGGGCGACGCAATCCCGCCGCAAAGAGTCGGGGCCGATTACCCGGTGCGCTATGCCTTCGCGGGCCAGCGCTACAGACTTTTGCGTTACGAGTTCCGAGCGGTGCGCAATACTCGCGACGGCGCAATTCATGTCGCGCACAATGTCGGCAGTAATCACGGTCTTACCCGAGCCGGTCGGCGACTTGACGAGAACGTTTCTTTTTCCGTCGTTCCAGTGTTGGAAAACGGCGGCTTTGATACCAAGTTGGAAGGGGCGAAGGCGGCTCATAAATTTAATTTCGTATCACTTGACAAGACGGACAAGACGAAGAATAATCGAATCTCCTTCACAACACAACCTCGAAAGGTTAAATCATGAAATTAGAAATCGACCTCGCCGACCGCGAAGAAATCGCCGCCGCCGTGCCGCTCTTGCAATTGATCCTCGACAACACGCCGAAGACTTGCGGCGGCCAGTGTAGCCACACGGTAGCGCATACCGTCGGCGACGTGAGCGTTTCCCATACTGTGACCGGCAACCCGGCTACCGTTGCGGCCGCCGTTGCGGAAATTTCGCAAGATCCGGCCGCCGTCTTCGGGGGAGGTGCCGCCGTGCCCGCCCCTTTGGCCGCTTCCATCCCGCCAATTGCAACGCCCGCTATCGTTGCCCCGCCCGCCCCGGCGACTACTGCCCCGATTACGACGACGCTTGGGCCTGCCTCTTTGGGCGCGGGTGCCGCTTCGGTCGAATTGGATAAAAACGGCTTGCCGTGGGATGAACGCATTCACGCGGGCACGAAAACCAAGCTCAAGGGCGGCGAATGGAAGGCGAAAAAGAACGTCGAGGCCGCGTTGGTCGTGCAAGTCGAAGCCGAGTTGCGCGCCCGTATGGCCGCTACCCCGGCCGCCGTGCCTGCCGCCCCGGCCGTTGATCCTGCCGCCGTTTTTGGCGCGGCGGCCCCGGGGGTGCCGCCTGCCCCCGTCCTCCCTACCGTTCCCCCGGTTGCGCCCTTAGCGCCTGCCGCAACGGTTGCGCCTTCGGTAAGTGCCGACCCGGCGACGTTTGAGCAACTCATGCCGCGCATTACCGCCGCCGTGACCGCCGGTATCATGCCGCCGACCGCCGTAGGGGCCGCGTGCGCCGCGCATGGCGTGGCCTCGGTCGTGACCTTGCAGCAAAGCCCGCAATTCGTGCCGCTCGTTTGGGCAACCCTTCGTCAGCAATACCCCGCCCTCGTATGAGCGCCCACGCCTTTCTAGCGCCGTCCTCGGCTTTCCGTTGGGTGCGTTGCGCCCTCTCGGCAAGCCTTGAGGCGGCCTACCCCGAAACCGAGGCCAGCCCGTCGAGCCTTGAGGGAACGGCGGCGCATTGGGTCGTGCAAATGCTCTTGCAGGGAACGCCCGTTGCGCTCGACATGCAAGCCCCGAACGGCGTAGCGGTAACGCAAGAAATGCTCGAAGCGGCCGAACTTGTTCGCGACGACATTCTCGCAACGCTTGGGCCGGATTGGGCGAAGTACCTCGTAATCGAACAGCGCGTACAAATTCCCCGCGTGCATCCGACGCACAATTGGGGAACGCCCGACTATCGCGCGTGGTCGCGGCTCAACAATGGCCGCCTTTGCTTGCACGTATGGGATTTCAAATACGGGCACGGGATCGTCGAGGCGTTCGAAAACTGGCAAATGATTGACTATACGGCGGGGCTACTCGACGAAGCCGGTATCGACGGTTTGACCGACCAAGAAACCGTCGTCGATATGATCGTAATCCAGCCGCGAGCGTTTCACCGCGAAGGCCCCGTGCGTCGTTGGCGCGTGGTCGCCTCAGACTTGCGGCCGCATATCAACCGCCTTGCAAACGCGGCAGGCGTCGCCCTTGGCACGAACCCCCCGGCAAACCCGACGCCGGAAGGGTGCGAAAACTGCCTCGGTCGCCACGCTTGCGAAGCGTTGCAGCGCGCCGCCTACGCCGCCGCCGACAAGGGCGAGCATTACGGGGCGCTTGACCTCTCGCCGCACGCCTTGGGGCTTGAATTGCGCGCCTTGAAACGCTCGCAAGCCTTGCTCGAAGCGCGCGTATCGGGTATCGAAGCGCAAGCCGTGGCCGCCATCAAAGCTGGTACGCTCGTGCCGTTTTGGGCGATGGAGTCAGTACCCGGCCGCCTCGCTTGGACAAAGCCCGCCCCCGAAATTTTCGCACTCGGCGAAATGCTCGGCCTCAAGTTGCAGAAAGACCCCGAGCCAATCACGCCGACGCAAGCGAAGGCCGTCGCCAAGGTCGCCAAGATTGACGGCGCGTTGTTCGACGCCTACGCAACCCGACCGGCAGGCGCGGCAAAACTTGTCGCCGACGACGGCGCAAAAGCCCGCTTGACATTTTCGACAAGTAATACATAATTGCAACTCCACTAACTGAAAGGTTCAAACCATGAAAACCGATTTCCTTACCCCCGTCGGTCGCCTCGTTCAAGGCGACCCGTTCGAAGCCCAAACCAAAAACATGCAAGGGCAACCGCTCGTCACCATGAGCGGCCAGCCGACGCAACGTTTCTTTATTGCCGTTGCTTTCCGCAAAGACGACCCGTTGTTTCCGGCCTTTTATCAAAAGCTCGTCGAGGTTGCCCGGGGTTCGTTCCCGACCCTGTTTAACGCGCAAGGCCAATGCTCGCACCCGCGCTTCTCGTGGAAACTGGCCGACGGCGACGGCATGGACGACAACGGCAAGAGCAACGCAACGAAAGAAGGTTTCGCCGGTCATTGGGTTGTCAAGTTCTCGTCGTCTTTCGCGCCGCGTTGCTTCCACGCGGGCCACTATCAACCGCATGAGCAAATCCAAGACAAAAACGCCATTCAGCGCGGCTATTTCGTGCGCGTCGCCGGTACTATCGAAGGCAACGACAACGCACAAAAACCCGGCCTCTACGTGAATTTATCTATGGTTGAACTTGCAGGCGTCGGCCCCGTGATCACGAGCGGCCCGGATGCGGCGAGCGTCTTCGGCGGTGCGGCCCCGGCCCTGCCCCAAGGCGCGCAACCCCTGCCGATGCACGCGGCGGCCTCCCCTGCAATGCCCGGGATGCCTGCCGCGCCCGCCATGCCGGGAAACGCCTACCCCGCCGCCCCTGCCCCTGCGGTTCCGGGCTTGCCGCAAATGCCTACGGGGGTGCCGTCAATGCCGAATGGAGTTGCCCCCGGTGCGACGATGTACCCTTCTAACCCCGCGCCTGCCCCGGTCGCCGTGCCCCCGAACCCCGCTTTTTTGGCGGGGCCGGGAGGTGTTCCCGGTGCGGCCGCCCCGGCAGTTGGGATGCCTGCGCCAGCAATGGCCCCGGGTGTTGGTGCCCCGATTGCTTACCCTTCTAACCCTGCCCCGGTAGCGCCCGCCCCCGTGGCCCCTGCGGTGCCGCAAATGACGGCGGCGGCAGGCGGCGCGACGTATGAGCAATTCCGCGCCCAAGGTTGGAACGATGAGCAAATGCGCGCCCAAGGTTACCTCGTATGACCAAGCGGGCCGCCTCTACCAAGAAAGCCCCCACGGGGGCAGGGCGGCCCCGTCTTGGCGATGAAGCCATGAAGCCGCGAACCATTCGCATGACCGACGCGCAAGCCGAGAAGCTCGACCGGCTCGGCGGCGGCGCATGGGTTCGCGACCGAATCGACAAAGCCAAAGACCCGGCCGAACAGTGATCAACCGCGCGCCCCTTCGGGGGCCGCTTTACTCTTGAGGTAGGAAGATGGACAAGGAAACTTTTGATTTTGATACGTGGTTCGAAACACTGGCAATTCACGTACTCGAACGGGCGGGCGTTGAGTTTCGCGACGAAGACGCCGTGCGCGCCGACTACGACAACGGCCGCGACGTGTTCGACGTTATCGACGAAATCGTGGCAGAGTACGGCGAATGACGCACCCCGCCGACATGCGCGCCGGTACGCAACTCCCCGCCGGTTTGGGGGTTGCGACCGTTCTACCCGATATAGATTTTGAAAGCTATAGCGAGGCCGGTTGCATCTTCGACTATGCGACGCAAAAATGGGTCGGGCCTCCCGGCGCAATGAAGGGCAAAAAGGGTTTGCCTATCGTGGGCGTCGCCGTGTATGCCACGCACCCGACGACCGAAGTTCTCTCGCTTGCCTATAACCTGAAAGACGGCCGAGGCCCCCGGCGATGGATACCGGGCGTCGGTTGCGAGCTACCCCCCGACCTCGTGGCTTGGATACTCGCGGGCGGTATCGTGGAAGCGTGGAACAGTGCTTTCGAATGGTGGATTTGGAATTATGTTTGCGCGCCGAAATATGGGTTCCCGCCGTTGCCTATCGAGCAAACCCGGTGCGCAATGGGCAAGGCGCGGGCGAGCGGATACCCGGGCGCGTTGGAAAAGGCCGGGGCCGTTATGCGCTTGACAACCCCCAAAGACGAGGGCGGGAAAACCCTACTCACGAAACTATCGGGGCCGCGCAATCCGACCAAGGGCGACAAGCGTTTGCGCCTCACGCCTGCCGATGCGGCCGAGGATTTCGAGGCGCTCTACAAGTACAACGACCGCGACATTATCGCCGAGGCCGAAGCGTCGGCCCGGTGCCCCGACCTCACGGGGGAAGAATTAGAATTTTGGCTCGCCGACCAACGCATTAACCGGCGGGGGGTCGGTGTTGATGTTGAATCGCTCCACGCCTGCGCAAAGCTCGTCGAAATATGCTTGAAGCGGTACGACGCCGAGTTGCACCAATTGACCGGCGGGGCCGTCGAGCGGGCAAGCCAACTCGAACGCCTGAAAGGTTGGCTCGCGGGGCAAGGCGTGTTCGTCGGTAGCGGCCCGGGAACGATGGACGAAGACGCAATCGACGCCCTTATCAAGACCCTGCAACCGCACCAAGCCCTCGCGAAACGCGCGCTCGAAATCCGGCAGGCCGTCGGCTCGGCGTCGGTTAAAAAAGTCTTCGCGATGCGCAACCAGCTTTCACCGTGGGGGCGATTGCACGACCTGTTCAACTATCACGGCGCGCGCACGGGGCGGCCGACCGGCGAAGGCCCCCAGCCGACCAACTTACCGAAGGCAGGCCCCGCCGTTTTGAAGTGCGCGTGCGGTCGCCACACGGGCGCGCATTTGACGGCCTGCGCATGGTGCGGCCTGCCGTTCCCCCCGGGCAAGAAAAAAGCCGAATGGGGGCCGGATGCGATGGAAGACGTTTTAGAGGTCATCAAGACCGGCGACCTATCCTTGGTCGAGCGTGCCTACGCCGACGCGATGCTATGCGTTTCCGGGTGCCTGCGGGGCCTGTTTTGGGCGGCCGAAGGGTGCGACCTGATAGCGTCGGACTTTTCCAGTATCGAGGGCGTCGTTACCGCGTGCCTCGCGGGCGAAGATTGGCGCGTCGAAATGTTCGCCACGCACGGCAAAGCCTACGAGTTGAGCGTCGCCAAAATTACCGGCATACCGTTTGCCGAAATCATGGCGCACGCGGGCTTCGACGACGTAGAGCGGCCGGAATGGTGGAAGCACCGCGCCGACAAGACCAAGCCGCACCACCCCATGCGCCAAACGCTCGGCAAGGTCGCCGAACTGGCCTCGGGCTTCGGGGGTTGGATCAACGCTTGGAAGCGCTTCGGGGCCGATGCGTTCATGAATGACGACGAGATAAAGAAAGCGATTCTCGCTTGGCGCGACGCCTCCCCGGCCATCGTCGAATTATGGGGCGGCCAAGAGCGGCGCGTCGGTTGGGAGCGCGTACCCGAGTTTTACGGCCTCGAAGGCATGGCGATTTCGGCCGTTCTCGCGCCCGGTCAATGGTTCCACGTCATGCGCAAAGACGGCACGCATTCGGGCGTGTCGTACATTTGCCACGGCGACGCGCTCTATTGTTGGTTGCCCTCGGGCCGTGCGCTCACTTACCACGCCCCGCGCCTCTCGGCCAATCAACGGGCCTTCGGCGGCCAATACTCGCTCAGTTTCGAGGGCTACAACACGAACCCCCAGCAAGGGCCGGTCGGCTGGGTTCGCATTGATACCTATTCGGGCAAGCTATGCGAAAACGTCGTGCAAGCCGTCGCCCGCGATATTCAACGGTACGCAATCGTCAATCTCGAAAAGGCGGGCTATCCGGTCGTGTTGCATGTTTATGACGAGGATGTGGTCGAGGTGCCGCACGCCTTCGGCAGTATCGAGGAAGTCGAGCGAATCATGGGCATGATGCCGGATTGGGCGACCTACAAGGGCAAGCCGTGGCCGATCAGGGCCGCCGGGGGTTGGCGCGGCCGCCGCTACCGCAAGGAATGAAAAATAACGCTTGACATTCCGTATTTCGTATTACATAATTCAGCCATCAACAACGAACGGGGGCAACATCATGAACATACGCGGCGCGCTCTACCGGCTCGCTTCCTTGCTCGGCGACTTGAACGCCGTAGCGAAGGGGCGCATTGTGCAAAGGATCGTGCGCAAGCAAGCGACGAAAGCCGCAATGCGGGGCCTCGCCTCTTTCTTCCGGCGGTAAGGCCATGCAAAGCCCGCTTGCCCCCGCCAACGTCGCGAACCATATCGGCCAGCCGGTCGGCTTGTCTTGCCGGTATGAATACGACTCGACGAAACAAAAATTTATGTACCGCTTCTTTCGACGCGGCCGCTATATCGGGGCCGTCAGTGACCCGAAACGGGTAGTCGCCAAGATGGAACGGTACGCCTCAACCACGTAAGGAAAATGCCATGCTTAAAAAACTGATTCGCGCCGCGCGCTACCTTGCCGCGACGGCCCGCGTTCATTCCCTTGAGGCCGAGTTGGCCGAGCGCGACAAGCTAGGGGCCGTCGTGCGCGACCCGGCGACCCTTGCGGCCTTGCACTACCGCCGTGAGGCGATTAGCCAAGACCTCGCCCGCGCCCGTGCCGAATGGCAAACCTTCTACCCGCCCGGGGTGCGTTTCACGTGGGGGCAGGCATGAGATACCCCGACCCCTGCCCGGAAACCGGCCGCCGCGTCGTGACCGTGGCCGAATGGAACAACCGGCCCGACGACCTTATCGACGAATACGCCTATTGGTTCAGCCCGGAAGCGGCCGACGTTGGCCTCGACCCTTGGCGTTTGGTCGAAGGTATCGACGCCCACACGAACGAACGCGAGTACGACGTGGATTTCGCGAACGGCACTTTCAAGACCGTGACCGGCGAGCAACCGATTTACGTTCGCCCCCGACATTACGAGGCCCTCAAATGCGCCGCTTCTTCGTCCGGTTCCTGATAGCCCTAGCGGTCGGCGGCGGGTCGCTCGCGGCCCTCTCGATCCTCATTCACTACGACCATATTTGCGAGGTGCGAACATGTGGGAAATGATCGTTTGTATTGCCGTCGCTTGGGGCGGCTCGTGCCAAGAGCAACGGCCGGTAATCTACCCAAGCAAGTATTTTTGCGAGCGGGCGATTCCGGCCGTCAAGGCGGGCAATCCGAAGATTACGGCGATTTACTGCCGCCCTCAGTCCTGAGCCTTAATTCGTCTTGGCAGGCGGCAAGCTGGGCGCTTGCTCGGTCGATTCCGTCGCGTAGGGCGAAATAAGCGCGTCGAGCAGTTGAATCAAGTTCGGCCCCGGTTCCAGTATCCACGCGGGCGGGGCTTGGGGCTTGGGGGCCGAGCCGGGATTCGGGGCAGGTTGCAGCGATGCGCAACCCGCTAGAGCTATTAGCGAGGCGGTCGCGAAGGCGATTCGTTTCATTTTGGGCGTTCCTCAGCTCGTTGGTATGTTGGTCGTTCGCGGCCGAGAGTTTCCCCGCCAATGCGTCGCGGTCGGCGGTCATGTCGGCAAGGGCCTTTGCGGCCTCTTGGCTCGCTTCCAGCTTCTCGGCGGTATATTGCCCCGTCAAACGCCAATCGGCGACCTTGTACCCCCCGCCAAATGCGACCACGGCCGTAATAAGCGCGACGATTGCCGCCGTTTTAATGTCGGGGATCATGCGAGTACCTCCCGGGCTTGGTCATAGCGTGCCAGTCGGTCGGCGTAGCCGTTGAGGCCGCCGTTAATGCGCCTCGTGATCTTCTCGAAGTCGCCCGCGTCGGCCAAGGCGTTAAGGCCGTGCGCGTTCCAAAAATCGGCGGCGCTCATGGCGGCCCATTCCGGCAGGGCGAGGGCTTCCGGGTCGGCCTCGAAGTCGGGAACCCAAGGGCCGCTCGCCGCAAACTTGGCGCGCAAACGGTCACGGGCGGCGGCGTGATTGGCGCGGCCGGTAACTTGGATCAGGCCATGCCCACGGAACCGCTTACCGTCGCCGGGTTGCGTGTTGCCGAGGTCGGCGCGGCCTTCGTAGCGGGCTTGCGTGGGCGTCGGCCCCCAAATCTCCCGGGCGTACTGTAAGCCGCCGGATTCGTGGCCGACTTGCGCGAGGAACGCGGCTTGTCGGGCGGGGGTGTCGATACCGTAGGCGGCCATTGCGGCCTCGATAGGCTCAAGCCAAGAGGCGGCCAGCGATGCACGCGGGCACCCGGTACAGGCGGCGAGTTGCTCAGGGGTCACGGTTCGGCCCTCCTTTCATGCTTGACGGGGGTATGAATGCGCAGGATCGCGCGCACTCGGCGTTCGCTTATGAGTAGTAGGGCCATGCCCATAAAGGCCAAGGCCGCGCCCGCCGGGGGCGTGTAGCCCTGCCAGATACGCACGGCGAAGGCGGCGGCCCCCACGACGAGAAGCCAAAAAGCCAGCCTCACAAGCAAACGGCACCCGGGGGCCATGAGGTTCAAGATAGATTCGGCGCGCCAAAAAATGACGACGGCCGCGATGAATCCCAACGTTTGCAAGATAAGGTCGGTCATTTGGCTAACTCCTCGGCCTTTTTGTTGGCAAGGCGCATAAATGCGGGGCCGAGTACGCGGTGCGAGGTAAGCCCGACCAAGACGGCAACCGGCAGTTGTAGCGCGGTAAGGGTGAAAAGGCCCCGTATAGTTTCAGACGAGGCGGCGACGGCGGCGAAAGCGGGGGCGAGGTATCCGGCCAAGAGCGACGCAAGCGCGACCAACGCCACGCGGCGATAAATACTCGTCGGCGGGTGATAACTTTGCGCCCAAAGGCCGCCAGCAAGGCCAGCGATTAGAATCGCCGGGTCGAGACCCGTGGAAATACCGAAGATCGTTAGACCCGTGGCAACCGCTGTTCCTGCGGTAATGCTCGGCTCGGCCATATTCTTACCCCCTTATTTGACTGGATTAGCCAATATGGTAACAGTTTAGGGGGTGTCGTCGGTAGTGCCAAAATGGATAAAAGCCCCGATCAGGGGGCTAGTAACCACGGATACGACGAGCCAAGCGGCGAGGTAAATCACGATAGCGCCCGACGAAGTATTGGCGAGAACATGAAAATCGCTTTCGGATGCCGCGATTTGTTCGCATCGTCTTTGACGTAAATATCGAGCAGGTAGCCCGCCTCGAACGAGAATTGCACGGGGCCGACGGTCTTTATCCATCGCAATTGAAACGCCCCCCGGTTCGACTTGATCAGGAACCACCCGGCGGCCGACCGGCTCTTGTCGAGGTCGAGGCCGCAACCCGACGAGGTAACGACGAACGTTTCTTCGGAAGCCACGGCCCAAGCCAAGACCGACCACGAGAAGCCGCAAGCGCAATTGCGCCAAAGCCAAGCGACCATCCCGCGCCAAGTGCCCCACGAGGTCGGCGCGTGCTTGGTTCTCCATCCGTTATCGCCCCACAAGCTGTTATCGTAGGTCGTGTCGAACCAATAGAGCCACGAAGGCAAGCGAGGTTCGTACCCGTGCCCGTTGGCGTTGTCGGCGGGGCCGTCGCGCATGACGGCGAACAAAGGCAGGAACGGCGCAAGGATCATGCCGAGCAGGTAAAAAACGATATAGACGACGAGGAACAAAATAAATCGAAGCATGACAACCCCTTTACGGTTGAGGAACGGGAACAATCCGCGCCCCGGGCATACTGAGGGCAACGGCCATAAATTGAGCGGGGCCGAAGGTATCCGGGGAAACCAAGCCGACCGAAGCCCCGACGATTTCATTACAAAACCATCGGTCGCCGTCTTGGCCGCTCAGGAAGACGGTAGCCACGGCCCCGCGTAGGTCGTACTTTTCGCCAACGTGGGGGAGAATGAAGGCGAGCGAACTTTTCGCATCCCAGCAAGGCACGTCGATAGCGACCCAATTTGCCGGGTCGAGCGTGGCGTATTTGGCCCGCACGCCGCCGTCGCGAAGGCTCGCCGAGGCGATGCACGCTTGCCCCTCGGCGTTGGCCCCGTAGTACCCCTCGACATGCGTTACGCGCGCAAATTGGCCGCGTTGAACGAGGCGCGTCGCGGCCCAGCCTAAGCGAACGGCAAGCGTGTCTTGCGCGTGGTTTCCGACATAGCCGAGGATGATCACGGTATTTACTCCCCGAAGATTTTCGGCCAGCCGGTCGAATAGTCGTAAGTCGCCGGGTCGGCGCTTGCTTCCATTGCGACGCGGTGCGTTTCGGCCGCCGCGAAAATGGTTTGATCGCTTGCCGCTTGTGCGGTGAAGACTTGTTGCGCAAGGGCGGGCGTCATGGTGATAAAGCTACCGTCCATTGTCTTCCACTGCAAGCCCGCCGGAAGGTTCGCGCCCATCATGACAAGGCCCATTTGCTGAATTCGCGAGCCGTCGTCGGAATGAAACCACTTCTCGCCGACCTTAACGCCCCCAGCCTTGCGGCGGTCGCGTTCGGCCTTGATGGCCTCCCATACCTGTGCAGCCGTTGCCCTGGGCGCGTCTTGGAGGATCGGGAACCCCCCAGAGTCGGCAGCTATGTGCTTTCCAGAAGACTGTCCAGCGAGAAGGGACTCGTATTGTTCTGCGGTGATTTCGACCGCATCATCAGGAATGTTGTCCCCGTGGACGGCGCGATTGTAGAAGCCGCCAGTTGATTTTGCGTAATACATTTTTTACCCCCTTAGTAGCCAATAGCAATCACAGTCGAGGGGGAGACAGAGCCGAACGCAATGCTGTTTCCTGTGCACAACATCTGCGCACCAGATAGTGCTCTGCTCACAATTGCTACGTTGTTGTACCCGGCTGCGCTGACTGTGTAGTTGTCAGCTAAGGCCGCTGCAAAAAAGACATTAGGGAATGCAATTGGGAACGTGAAATTAGTGAATGCGTTGGCGGCTTGAGGGCGCGTTACGCCAGTCCATTGAATGATTAAGCTACCAAGCCACGACGGGAACTTGATATACCCATTTACTCCGGTATTAAAGACAAAGCCCGCAGCGGTAGCGATAGCCGCCATTGCGCCACGAACCCAGCCGGTCGAGGCGGGCTTAACGCTGTTATCGGCGAAGCTGGCGTCGTTCGCTACCGTAACCGCGCCTACCCCGTATGTCGGATTCTGCAAAACCCATTTGTCGAGCGTGGCGTCGTACTGTAGTTCGAGCCAATGCCCCGCGCCTGCAATGTCGCCCGCCAAAAGTGCGACGTTATTACCCTTGACGATAGTTTTTGCCGTGGTGCCGTCGGCCTTGAACGTGGGCGTCGTGGTCGCATTGGCCCCGTTTGCGCGAACAAATACCGAAAGCGTGCCCGGGGCGGCCGGTAGCGCGGCAATGGCGGGGGTAAAAGCGGCGGTAATAGCATCCACGGTGCCGCCTGCGGTCGCGCTCATGTACGCCGCTTGCTGCAAGAGGGCAGGGGTTGGCAAGAGCGCCCATTTCGTCGCGTCGCTCGGTAGCGCGGTATTCGCCGCGACGAGCGAGATATACAACGCGCCCGAATATTTGACGATTGCAAATTGCGCGTAACTGTACGCCGCGCCGCCGTTGAGGGCCGAGGTAATGTAATCGGGCGCGCCTTGGCTTTGAATCTCGGCAATCGCGGTCGTAATATCGAACAAAACTTGATTCATCTTGTCGCGTTCGATGTTCTTCGCGGCCGGGTCAGTCTTTTGGCGTTGGTAGTCGAACCCGTAGCCTTGAGAATAGCTTACGTTGCCGTTCGAATCGACCGCATCCGGTACGGCCGTTTTGTCGCCGGTCGCGGCGAACGGAAGTCGAAAAAATTTAAGCATGGCTAAAATTCCCGTTTGTGAAGTTTTCGTGATACCGACCAAAACCCCAGCCGTCGGCGTCGCCTATAACAACGTAGTATATCTTAACCCCGGCCGGTCGGGGTAGTAAGTCGTATTCCGTCAAGACCATTTCGAGGCCCGACGAAAGCGGAAAATTGAACACATACCGCGCCGTCATGTCGTACCCGTCATTCACGTAGGCAAGGCCGAGCGGCGCAAAAAGGTATGCGAAAAATTCGTTAATCTCGGGTATGGTGCCCCGGGTCACGAGTTGGAAATATCGCAGGCGCAACACGAGGCGCTTTTGCTCGGTCGAGAGTTGCGACGACGAAATGCTCGCGAAATTGCCGTTCGTGAAGTTCTCGTGATACTGCCCGAAACCCCATATCGGTTTATTCGAGTCGTCACCTTGCGAGGCCACGGCGAGCGGAATGTCGAGGATGATCGCCCACACGGCCAAGCCGAAGTCGTTCGCGGTGCGTAGGTCGAAAACGTCGCGTATCCAATCTTCCCAAAAGGCTTTTTGGTTCTCGTCGTACCATGCTTGCTTTTGCCGCACGAGCGATTCAAGTCTCGCCGCGTCGTTGTACTGCCAAAGCAACGCCCGAAGCAAATCGACGGAAAAATCGAAGGCTTGGATTTGTTGGCTCATAGCACGACGACCTCAATAGCCCCCGAGGCAATTGTGGCCTTTTGATTGAGGGCGATTGCAATCTCGGCCGTACTCCAAGAGATAACCGAGGCGAGCGAAATTTCGCATTTCTGCACGTAGATACCCGGGGCCTCGCGATTGACCGCGCCCGCAAGTTCGAACGTGCTTACGCTACCGCCGACAACGAAGCCCGGTTCGCCTTCGAGAAGGCCCGCCGCGTAGTCGAGAATCGCTTGGCGAACGGCGGTCGGTACGTCGGTAAGGGCGCTACCGTTGCGCACGGTCACGCGCGCCGCAAGGGCTACGCTCGTCGGGCGGTCGAACTTGACCGGGTACGTTTGGCCGGTTGCAGGGTGCGGCATATTAACCGTTACGGCCCCGTTCCAATTGGCCCCGAGGCTTTTACTTGTGAGCAAGGCGGCGGCCACTTCCGCGTCGGTGCCGCCATCAACACACGCCCACACGGAATTAGCGAGTAGAAAAATGCCGTCGATTGTGGCGTCGGCCTTCGTGTAGTTCTCGCGGTACTGCAAGCTCTTGACGTTCGGAATATCGTAGAGGGCCGAGGTCGCGGCAAGCGGCAAGGCGACATTTTGGAGCGAGAGGGTATTTTTCCGACGTTGGCGGCTTGCGAGGTCGCTTTCTTCGCCCCGGCCGACCGTGGCCGCCGTTGGGTTCGTGACTTGATCCCAGCCGAGAACGGCCGTTACGATTTGGGTAAGTGCGCCCGGGTTGGCCGCCGTCGGCCCCGCCTCGACCGCTTGAAAATCGACCGTACCATTACCGCCCGCGTCGAGCGTAATGGCCGAGATACTCGCAAAGAGCGTGCCGTCGGCGAGCGAGGCTTGCGACCCTGCCGGTATGAGCGTACCGGGCAGGCCGAGCAGTTGAACGGCCGAGCATACCGAGTACGTCGCGTCGTAGCGTTGGCCGCCGGTAAGCGCCCAAATCGCATCAAGGAAGACGCCCCCGGCGAGGTTCGGGTTAATTTGGTTGGCGACCGTCGCGTTATTGCGCAACACGCCCGAGCGAGCCGTCGTTTCGGCGGTAATCAACACGCCTTGCGGGGTGTTGGCCGTCGTGATCAGGTCTTGGCCTAGCGCGGCCTTAAATTCGCTTTCGACCGTCGCTTGAACGGTTCCAGTGTCGGGAACAATAACGCCCGTCGTGTCGAGGTATTGGTAATCAGCCATTCAGCACTCCCGGGCCGTAATCGGTTTCAATTGTTGCCGTATATGATAGCTTGTTGTCGGCTCGCGCGATGGACAAATCGCGAATGCCTTTCACATGGGCGACGCCGAGAAGGGCGCGCCGCAAGTAGGCGTCAAACTGCGAAATGTTCGGCGAGCCGTTCCACACGACGGCGAAGTTCGGCAAGCCTTGATCCACGGCATATTCCATTTCGGCGAGTTGCGTTTGGGCCGCTTGTTGGGCCGCCTGCAAGGTCGCTTGTAGCGCGGTCGCTATCGCGAGCGAACCGTCGGTGCCGATATAAAGGTCGTTGTTTGAATCGACCGCTAGGGTTCGCGTCATGCCGTAGGCCCTCCCGATGTGCCCGCCCCGGGTTGCACGTTCGTATGCTTATGGGTTCCGAACTCGATACCGCCGATGCTTGCGCCGTTGGGGAACGATACGTGCCCGGTAAAAGTCGTCGCCGTGGGCGTCATAGACATGCCCGCGCCGCCGTTCGAAAGGGTGATATTTGCGGGGCCAAATTCGGCCGAAAGCGAACCGGCGGTAATCTTTACGCGGTCGGGCCAGATAGCCACACGAACCGCGCCGTCGAGGGTTTGGAGTACCGCGTGTTCGGCGTCTTCGGCCGCAACGGTCAAGCCTCGCATTACGTCGGGGATAAAAACCGCGTCTTGAAAGGTATGCTTTCGAAGGGTGTTCGGCGCGCTATCCGCGTAGCCCTGAGTAATGAGCGAAATGTCGCGGTCGTTCGCCTTGATCCATCCAAGATCGCCCGGTTTCAGATTGAACGAGAGGGCCACGCCGTCGCCGCCGAACATCATAACGGGCACGCTCGCAACTTGGGCGCGGCCGACTTGGCGGTTATCGGTCGTCAGTAGCTTGACCATAGGAACGACCGTTGCGCGGTTCTTTACGCGGTCATATGACACGACCCGGGCGGGCAACATGTCGTCAATTTGGCTCAAAAACTTGTCGAGGATTTGGCGCGCCATCCCGAGCAACGAGTCGTCGTTGGCCGGATCGCGGGAAGGCGTCGAGTGTTGTTCGGTCATGGCTAGGCCCCTGCCGCGCGGGTACATTCCGCGATGTAATAAAACGGCGTGTCACGGCTCGCAAGCTCAAACCCCAACTTGAAAACGGTATAGAGGCCGTTCGCCGCCGGATTAAGTTTGCTCGTAATGCGAATGCCGCCGCCGAGCGTGGTCGAATTGTCGAAAAGCATTTTTACCTTAACGCCCTGTTCGGTAAATTCGGGAATGCCGATCATGCCCGAATCGAGGTTCAAGTCGCGCACCCGACGTTCGAGCGCGGCGTTAAAGTTTTTCACGACGAGGGTTTTATCGTCAATGTAGGCATTCACCCGGCCCATGTTGCCGAGGTGTTCGACTTGCTTTACCGCGCTTCCGGTGTATGAGTAGTTCGAAATTTGCTTCGGCGTGGCCTCGAAGCTCAGGCCCAAGCCTAAATCCTTGGCGACCTTGGCCGCGATGTTTTTCAAAGGGGCGACGGCCGGTTGCGAAGCCGCAATGATTACGCCTTTCGCATAGTCGCCGGTCGCGGCCTTTAGCGTCAAGGTAATATCGGGCGGTTGCGCGCCGACGGCGTTCGTAATGTCGCCCGCGAAGACGAGCGAATACCCGGTACTCACGCGGCCCGCTTCCACGGTCAAGAGTTTGCGTTTCTTGTTTTTGTTGAACGGCGAAGTCTCGGTGAGCAGGAAATCGCGCGTCGCTTGGTCGAGGTTGGTGATCTTTACCTCGCACTCGTTTTGATTGGCGTTCGCGTACTTGGTGCCCGAGGCCGTCATGGCGAGGCCCTCGTATAGCTTCAATTGGCCGTTAATCTCTATGCCAATGCGAAGCAAGCGCGGGTCGAGTTCGGGGGTATCGGCCACGGTCAAGCTCCCCGGTATGCGGCCAGTTCGTCGGCGCTCAGATAGACGAGGAATTGCGTAACGTTGAATTGATCCCAATACGGGATCGCCTCGCCGTCGGCCGTCATGATGAAATTGCCCGCCTCTTGGTAGCGGTAGGGCAAAAGCGGCGTGCCTGCGGTTACGCGGATATTCGAAACGAGCGTTACCCCGTCGCGAACAATCGAAGCCGACATGACCCCGTTTGCCTCGCGCAATTCGATTTCGTAAAAGCGCTCGTCGAGTTGAATCGAAAGCGCTTGATTCGGGAGGGTTGCGATACCTACGTCAATCATTTGAAGAACCCCGAGAGAACGGAACTTTTACGCGCCGGGGGCGATTCGGTCGGTTGCTTTTGGCCCCCTTTTACCGTCGTGGAATTCTTCGGCTTCTCTACCTTGACCGTCGAGAACTGCGGTTGCACGAATTGCGCCTCTTTCAACGAGAGGGCCAAGGCCACGCCGTCGAACATTTCGGGCGTTTCATCGTGCGGCATTTTCTCAATGAGCATAGACGAGAACGAATCGACGCGGGTTTGTACCGTGAGCAACTCCCCGGCGATAAACAGGTCGCGCACTTGCTGATAAACCGCCCGATAATCCGCACTCGAAAGAATCAAAGCGAGTTCGATATTCACGGGCAAAACGATACGATGGTCGGTAATGGTCGCGCCCGTTTCCAAGGGATGCTCCATTGCCTTTGAAGCCCGCATAATCGTTGCTTTGATCGCGCGGGCGTCTTCGAAGACTTGTTCGAAACTCGAATTCAGTACGGCGACAACATCTTGCGCGCCGGTCGGTGCGTCCATCATGCCAATACCCCGTCGTCGAAGTTGTTCGCGGCCTGCCGCATTTGTGCTTGCATGGTGCCGCCTATGGCCTTGCTGATACCTTGCGCGTCGGTCGCCTGAGTCTTGACCTCGACTTTACCGACGGTCACGGTAGTATTTTTCGTTTTCGTCGTGTTGGCGAGGCTGTTCGACGTTTGCGACGCGAGCGGCGACGCCCCGGCCGCCCCGATTTGCTCTTTCCCGCGCCCTACGGCGGCGCGAATCTCGGCCGACATAGGCGAGGTAGGGGAACCCCCGGCCGCCCCCGTGGGCGCGGTTCCTGCCCCATTGGCGGCCCCTTTTTCATCGCCGCCGATCCCGAGGAAGGCTTTCGCCTTGTTGAACCCGGTTACGACGGTGTTTATCCCGTCCATGACGACGGCAATAGCGGCCTTGATCGCGGCCACGATTGCATCCCACACGCCCGTAATTGTTTCCCCGGCCGCCGTGAAAGCGTCGGTAATGGTGCCGACTACTTCTTTCAGCCCGGGGAAAGTCTCGATAAGGCGGTCGATACCGGCGGCAACATCCGACTTAAACTTTTCGAACGCGGCGGCCGGATCGTCGAACATGCCGACGAGGAAGTTAAAAACCGCCTTCGCAATATCCCAAAGAAACACGAACTCGGCCCCAAGGCCCTTCAAAATCTCGCCGATGATAGGCCACTTATTGACAATGTTCCCGATCATCGAATCGCCGCCTTCGATGAAATTCATAATGTCATCGTAGAGCAGGGCGAAGGCGATACCGACGGCGGCCACGGCCAAGCCGATCAACGCGAACGGGGCAATCATCGCCCACACGGCTATCGCGCCATTGATCGCGGCAGGGATCAGGAAATAAGCAATCGCGCCCGCAATGGCGATAAACACGCCCTCGGTAAATTTGCTATGTTTGAGCAGGAAATCGACGAACATTTTTACGTACTTGGTCGCGGTTTCCATTGCCTTCGTGAAGATAGGAAGCGCGGCGACCTTGAAACCCTCGGTCAGCTTTTCGAGGTACATTTTCAAGGTATTGACTTCGAGCGAAAGACCCTTGCTTGCCTTCGTGTATTCGGCCGACCGCTTAACGGCTTGGTCGAGGTTAAAGCCGCTCGCCCGATCAATATCGGCCATGCGCTTTTGAAGTGCCACGAAATCGGCGTTAAACAGTTTCAGCATGGAAGGGTCGAGGCCGAGGCGCTCCATTACGCGAATTTGCGTACCCTTCTCCATGCCGTGCAACTTCTCGGCAAGCTCGCCCATTACCTGAGTTGTCGGCTTAATTTTGCCGTTTGCGTCGGTGATCGTTACCCCGAGTTCCTCGAATACCTTTTTCGCCCGACCCATGCCGAGGAAGGTATCTTGAATCGCGGTATCTAGGGCCATGAGCGCCCCGGTTGATTTTTCTTCGCTGATACCCAGCAAGGCCGAGGCGTCGCGGAATTCATCAACGGCTTCGGTCGTCGAGCGGAAGCGGGCGGCCAGCTTGCCGAGTTCGTCGTAAGCCGCCGCCGTTTCCTTTACCCCCGCAACGAGTGCCCCGATAGACATACCGAGGCCGAGAAGACCGGCCGCCTTACCCACGAGGCCGAACAGTTTTTCGCCCGCTTTGCTACCTTCTTTATCGACGCCCTTTAGCTTGTCGATAAGGCCGTCGGCTTTCTTTTCAGTCTCGCCGAGGCCCTTGTCGAGTTTCGAAGCGTCCGAATCAAAGAGGATATAGAAGGTATCAAGGATGCTCATTTTTTCGTCTTCGCGTGTTCAATGGCGAGGTGTTCATTCCAACGTGTGACCATGATTACCTCCCAAAGATTAAAGGCGTCCTCGACGCTGTAGATAGTGCGCAACTCGTTTAACGTTGCTTTCCCTTCGGCGACGATTGCCCCGATAAATCCATCAACGTTTGGGAAAGAAACGCTTGGGCCTTCTTGGTGATAGCTTCTAAGAAAGTCGAGCCTTTCCCGTTCCCGAAAAAACTTACGTTGTACTCCATCATCGCGACCTCGACGCGCGCGAGGGTTTCCCAATCGGGCACGTGGTTATCGACGAGGCCCCGGGTCGTCAGGCAAAGCGGCTCGGCCCCTTCCCGGGGCACGGCCACGAATGCCATTAGCTTGAGCATCGTTTCTTCATTTACCGCATAGTCGCCGAGTTTCGGCATAGCCGATAGCGGATACTTTGCGATAATTTCGCGGCCTTGAACGGCCGGGAATTTTGAGAGGATATAAACCCGCTTCTCGCCCTTTTGGGTTTCGACGGTAATCTCTTTCGGTTCAAGCATCCCGGCCCCCTGTTACGAACGATTGACGTTTTCGAAGGCAAAGGCGTAAGCCTTCGACTTCAAGCGGCCGGAACTTTGCGTGCTGTTCGCGGGTTGGCCGTCGGTGATCACGCCTTGCGAGAAGGCGGCCACGCTTCCGTCGGGGTACAGGGCTACGATGCTGATAACATCGCGCGCCCCGAACTTGCCTTTACCGACGCGGTTCGCCTCGAACAAGACCGACAAATTCAAGTCGTCTTCGCCGCCCGGTACGACGTTGAGCGTAACCGGAATCGGGTTTGCCTTGCTCCACGAAATCAGGTCGCCATTGACGCCCATAGCCTTGTCGCGGATTTGCATACTCGGCGCGTCGAACGGGTCGGCGTCGTCGGCAAATTGGGTAATGCTGATACCCGAGGGGAAGGTTTCGGAAGCGATAACCTGTACCCGGATACCAAATGCGCTAATGTCTTGCATGGTTTTTTCTCCTTAACCTTAAATCAGAACGTGCGAGCCTTCGACCTTGCGGATTGTGTCATCCTTGGAATAGATCAGGGTATAAACCGCTTTCCATTCCGTGCGCCCGTCGGTCGTGACATAGCTTTGCATGACGCAATCAATCCAGTAGCCGAGGCGATAGACTTGCTGCCACGCCACGGCGTCGCCGGTCAGGTTGGTAATGTAGAGTTTTTGCGTCACGTTCAACGGCTTGCCGATGCTGATAGTACCGTTAAACGCCGCACTCTCGATAACCCCTTGCAGCACGGCGAGCAGTTGGCCCCGGCCGGTCGTGTTGGCCGATACGCGCGCCATCGACAAGAGCAGGCCCATGATTGCCGCCCCGGCCGCATCCTTGAACCACATTTCGTTAGCGTAGGTGTTCATATCAACCGGGTCGGTTGCTAGGCCCATCATGACGCCACGTTGGAAAAAGTCGAGGAATTGGCCCGCCGTTTGCGTGCGACCGTAGTAATTGACGCGGTTGTTATCCATCGTCGTAGCGGTCGGGTCGTCTTGAACGCTGGGGGTCAAGGTCGCTTGTTGGTACATGTAGTTTTGTACCGAGTTCCGGGCGGCGTAGTCGGTCGCGGCGAGGATCATTGCCGGGAACAACTCGGGGTATTCGGTAGCCAGCGGCGAAAGGATCGTCGCAACGCCCGAGAGGCCCGACAACGCGCCGTAGTACGCGGCGGCGTCGGTTTGCGCGATGCCGATCAGGTACATAAATTTCACGTTGTACGTGTCGTTTTGCGTGGCGACGGCGACGGCTTGCGCTTGGGTAATGGTCGGGATGAAAGCGAAGGAACCGAAGTTGTCGGAAACTTGCACGCTCGCGAGGAAAGCGTCGAGCGGCTCTTGCACGGCCACGCCCGGGGAGAATACGGCGGTCGCATCCCAGCCCAGCAAAGTGCGAACGTCAGTACCGGAAGCGGGGGCGGCAGTCGCCACGGCTTCGGCATCTACGACGCCGCCGACAAGCTCGAAGCGGTTCGCGGTCGCGTTGTACGTAACGCTCGCGGCCGTCCAATCGGCCCCGCCTGCGACAATTGCGCGGATCGCGGTTTGAAGGATCGTTGCAACGTTCGAGAGGGTCGTCGCACTCGAAAAGTTGATGCCCGTAACGTCGGCGGTGTATGCGCCAAGCGTCAGTTTGAAAGCGCCCGTCGTGATCCCGGTAAAGGAAGACACGGCGAACGTTTTCGTCGCGCCGTAGATACGACCGGCGGCGGCCGCGTTGGCGTAGCGAGAGAACGAAATTTTTCGCGGGGCCTTGATCAGTTTGGAGATAAAGCCAAAGTAGAAAACCGCGCGAAGGTACTCGGGCGAGGTCGTGCCAAAATACGCGCCTACGTCGCTTGCGCTTGTCATTTCAATGACGGTATTTGCAGGCACGCGCGTATCGGTTGAGAACAGGCGCAAGATAAGGTCGCGAAGGCGAACCCCCGCGCCGCCGCCGACGCCCGAGGTAATATCGACGTAGCGTTTGAAAGAGATAGCCATTTTCGAAGCCCCTTAAACCCGGCTCATGTTCAGATCATACGCAGCTACGGCCGGAATCGTAGAAACGCTCGTTCGTTTGTGTGTCAAGATCACGTCGAAGCTAGGCACCGCCTCGAATTGGTCGTGATCATCCACGATATACGGGTTCCGAACATCCGTTACCCGAAGAATGCCGACCTCTTGCGCCCGGAATGCGGCCAAGATTGAGTCGCTTTGAATGATACCCGAAACCGTGTTCAGTATGTCAGATTCGGTTAGCCCCGTCACGTCTTTGGGGTCTTGCGGAATCCATGCCGAAAACTGATACGTCGATTCGTATTGCTGGATTTCGGTATGGGTAAAGGCGTTCGCCTGAGTGTCGAAAACGTCTTTCCTTTCGGGATGCCCGTACCGATGGTCGCCAATCTTGAAAAAATAGACATAGGGCGAACTACTCGCACCCTGTTGTCGGCTTTGGAAACTGCGGGCCATCTTGACCCCGGAAAGCCCCGAGGTCGCTTGCATGGCGGGCAGTAGTTGCGCCATGAATAGCGCGGCCAATTGTTTGTCATTCATTGCCGGGAGTCTCCACGCAAAGCATTTTCGTAAAGCCGTCGATTGCTGCCCAACTTTGATCGCTTTCGCATTGCCACGTCTTGCCGCCGAACGAAACCAAGTCGCCCTCGCGGTCGCGCGAGGTCGGCGAGATAGTGGCCGAGGTGTAGAGCATGACGTAATTTTTCGTCAGGTTTAAGCCTAGCTCTTGATAAAGCCGCTTGTTAATCGGTTGCACGCTTCCTTGAATAGCCACGGGGGCGGCAAAGGTCGTAACGGTATCGCCCGCCGCATTCTCGGCACGCGAAACAAACGCGCGGTGCTGTAGGGTTTGCATCGAAATGACTCGCGCCGCGATGCTCAAAAGGTTAGCGCCCGGGATGTTCATTTTTTCGTAGTCTCCGAGGTCAGGGTATTAAGCAAAATGCCGGTATCGACGAGCGGTTTCGCGATAGAGGCTTGCGCCCCCTTGCCGCCGTTCGCGAGGCGGCGTTTCCGTGCGTCGATTGTCGCTTGTTTCAGGGCGGGGGCGGTTACTTTCGTGATCGTTTTGCGCACGTGGCCTTCGGCGGCCATCGCTACGGCCTCCATAACGCGGTCAGGTTCGATTTTTCCTTGGGCGGCGGCCCTCGATATAGTCTCGGCGGTCTTGGCCCATTCCTGCCGCTTCTCCGTGGCCGTGGCACGCATCCCCAGCCGGGGAGGAATGCCCCGCGAAGGGCTTCCAAACTCTTGCACGTGGGCGACGCCTGCGACGGGTGCCCCGCTTTCATAGACGGCCGAGGGAAACCACCCGACTTTACTTTGCGAGCCGTCGAGGGCTTTTACCGTTTGGCGTAGGGCTTCAATCTTGCCCGCCTTGCGAGTTATTCGCATGGCTAGAAAATCCCGCCGACCTTGCGGAAGGCCGAGCGCTCAGGCAGGCCGCCCACGTAGAAGCCGCCCGCCGCTTGCGCTTGGAGCAGGCCGAGCAATTGCGCGCCGTAGGGGGTCGTATTGAGCCACCATTGCCATTCGGATTTGACGGGCGGCGGCGTGAGCGTGATTTGCACGTGATCAACGACGGCCCCTTGCACGATGCCGACTTGGCCCGTGTAGTTGTTTTGCGCAATGATCACGCCGAGCGCCAAGAGGTGCGCAGTCATGAGGTAAAGCGAATTCGTTCGAACGGCCAACGACATGTCGCCGTAAGTGTCGGCCGAAACGTAGCCCGTTGCCATGCCGAATTGAATCGAGAGGGCCGCGTCGGGGTATTTGGCCGGGTCGGCGAACTGCGGGAACAGTGCGCGGAATGCGGCAGGGTCAAGCGTAATCGTACTCATGGTCAGCTCTCAAAAAGAAAAGGCCGGGGCGTCGATAGCTCCCGGCCTTTGCGGTCAGACAAAGCCCGGGGGGCTTACTTGCGCTTGCGGCCGCCGGTTGCGGGGGCGGCGTCGGTTGCGACTTCTTCCCCCCCGACAACGGTTTGCGCGTCGGCGGCGATATTGTCTTGCGGCACGATAGGCGCGGAATTGTCGCGGCCGGTCATGTCGGCGGCCACGGTATCGGGGTCGGCGTAGGATTCGGAAACCATGACGAAACCGTTTTTCTCGTGCATCTTGAAAACGTCGTTTTGGCGCAAGTATTCGACTTGTTGCTCGGTAACTTCGGTCGCGACGCCGCGCGGGGTAACGATGCGGTCATTTGCCACGCCTGCGCCGCCCTTGACGACGACCGACGGCAGGGAGATAGGCATATCGCCGCCGCCTTGCTCGTGGTTCGTATAGGCAACGTCGCTTGCGAGCGTCGAGAAGATAAACAGTTTTTTGGACATGGGGAGAACTCCTTAAACGATTGATGGAGAGAAAGCAAGTTGCATCATAAAACAAAACGCCCCCAAAGTCGAAACCGAGGGGGCGTTTCCTTGCGACTACCGACCGAGCATTAAACGCCGGTCAGACGTTGCACCGCAAACGGGCGCTTGACGAACAGGCCCGCCGTAGCGTTCGAAAAGTCTTCGATATAGCCTTTCGCGTTCTTCTCGGTGCCGAGGGCTTGGAACTTGGCAGGCACGATTTGAGCAAACGTTGCGCCGCCATCGCTACCGCCATCCTCGACCGAATCAGCGTACAGGTACGCAACGTTCGCGCCGCCGTTCGCCAAGTTCAACTCGGGAGCGGAAACGACCCGGCATTTCGGGTAGGTTTGTGCGAGCCATTGGCGAACGCTGATACCGAAGTCGCTTGTAACGCTCAGGTATTGATAAACGTTCGTCGCAAGGCCGAGGGTCGTCGGGGATTTCTCCACGTCGATTTGGTCTTGCGAGGCGGCTTGCAGGCGGGCAAACATGCCGCGAATGTCGGCGGTGATTTGCAGGAAGGTTTTAACCGCCCAAGTCGTGCCCGAGCCGGGGTTGGCGGCGGTCACGTAGGCGGGCAACGACGGGTCGTTGAGGAAACCGTAAGTACGGTTCGCGCCGCCGTTGTAGCCGTAGAAGCCGACACGGTTACGGGCAATGTCGAGCGCCAACGCGGCGGCCGAACGCTTCTCGGCGGCGTTGTTGATGCGAACACGGGCCGAGCGTGCATCTTCCAGCAAACCGACCTTGATACCCTTTTCCCAGCGGATCACGGTACGGCGCTCGAAATTGACGTTCCACGAGGAAAGCGGAACATTCGAGTAATCGCCATAAATGGCGGCCTCGCCGAGCGGTTCGAGAATGCCTTGAATCACTTCCTCGTCGTCCCACTTGCCCGCCGTGGTCACGCCCACGAGTTCGTCGATTTTGCGAGCGGCCGACAAGACGCGCACGAAACCCGGCAACCAGCTTTGCAGGAATTGCACGGGGTTGGAAATGCTCGCCGTGGTGATCAAGCCTTGGTTATCGTCCATCGCCATGCCGTCGAGGCCCATCGAGCGGATTTGATCGCGCACGAAAGACGGCGGCAGGTTGATGCCGATTTGAGCCAACGCGCCATAGTCGGCGCAATCCTCGGCCACCATCGCGAGCGGGCGAATATCGCGCCCGAAAACGTGGCTCAGGACTTCGGTTTGTTTCTTTGCCATTTGGTTATCTCCTTGAAATAGCGTTAATTAAGCGTCGGTCAGGGCGATAACGGCAAGACCGGCCGCCGCGTTGGCGTAGCGAACTACCTTCGCGCGGGGGATGATCACTTGCCCGGAAGCGGCCACGGAATCGCCGGAAACCGCACCGCTCGCGGCAGTTTGCGAAACGCTCACGTTATAGGTGCCCGTGCCGCCCGTACCCGTGCCGTTCGAAATGATCACAGTGCCCGGTACGATGTTCGGGCCGGTAATCACGGTACCCGGGAGCAGGGGAGCGGAACCGGAAGCGACGGCGGTTACGGTCAGAACCGTAGTCGTAATCGAGCCGGTCATGCTCACTTGTTGCGGCAGGGCCGAGAGTTGGCCGTCGGCGGTTGCATACGTCACCTTGTCGCCGATGTTCGCGGCGTTGAGCAGGGCGACGACGAGCAAACCCATATTGACGAACTCGCCGACCGTACCGGCAGGAACGAGCAGGGTCGGGGCGAGAGGGCCGTTTGCGCTCGTGCCGATGGATTGAAGCTCTTTCGGGTTGGCGAGAATACCGCCGAAGTTGGCCGCACCCAAGACGCCCGGTTGGTACTGGCCGTCGGCCGGGTCAATGGTGAATGCGCGACCGACTGCGATATTCGCGGCGGTGCCCTTGAGAACGCCGGGGGTCGAACGCAACGGCCCCTCGAAAACGATTTCGCCGACAACGCCGAAACCTTGGTTCAGTGCGACGGAAGATTGAAAGCCCATGATTTACTCCTTTGCGCCCGAGAGGTGCTTGGTTACGAAGTTGCCGCCCTTGGAAACGGTAGCGCCATCCATACCCGACACGGAAGCGGCGGGAGTAGCGGCGGGCTTGGCTTGCAAGTAGCCTTCGAGCATTGCGGCTTGAACGCCCTTGTCGGCTTTGATGCCGAGTTTATCGCAACCGTAGCTCACCACGTCGTCGAGCGTCATTGTCTTGTGGTCGAAGGTGCCCACGTGTTGCGAAATCTTCGCGGCCAGTGTGTCGCGCTTGGCGATGCGGCCCAGCACGCTACGCTCGATTGCGGCGGCGTCCATGCCTGCGCCTGCGGGGGTGCCTTCGCCGCCTTCGCCTTCTTTCTTGGCTTCGGGGGCGGGGGTCGCCGGGTCGGTTGCGGCGGTTGCGGCCGGGGGTGCGCCTTTGTCGCCTGCGGGTTCGGCGGTAACGGCCGGGGCCGCCATCTTGCCGAATGCTTCGGTCAGTTTCGCGACTTGCGGGGCAAGCTCGGAAACCACGGCGATACATTGTTCGAGGGTCATAGAACCCGCGCCGCCGCCTTCGCCGCCTTTGTTTTCTTCTGCCATTTCTAGCTCCTTTGCATCAAAAGTGAAAGTGAAGTGATCCATAACGGCCACGTCAGGCCCCATGCGCCCCTCAGTTACGAGGGCTAAATGGTTGCCCCTTATCTTACGCTGTATTGCGTCATAACGTAAGCCGTTCCAAACGCCCGCCGTCATGTCATAAATACAACGATAACCGGCCGAAAGCTCGCGCTTTCCTGCCTGTATCAAAGCCGCTAGTGTAGAGGAAAACGCTTTGATGTTGGCGTACAACACGCCGTCTTTGAAGAAAACTTCTTCGCCGATAACCCCTTGTACGCCCTTTTTCTCGGCAGGCAAAGCCCGGTCGGTCATTTCTTGCGCTACCGGCCCGAGCATTACGTGTTCGTCGATCCAAGGCAATAACTTGAACGACGCGACGCATTCGGGGTCGGCCAATTCTTCGGGCGGCCGCAACACTTGAAAGATGCGGTCAGCATCCGGGCCAGTGAGGCCGAGTTGCCGCCCTGAGTACGGGAAAATCCCCGCCTTGCTGATAGGGTTCGCCTTGAGTTCAAACCAGCCGTTACCGTCGTACTCGCGCGCATCCATGCCAACGCCGAGGGCGGGCAGGGCGGCAAGCGTGGCCGCGACGCCCGGGTGCAACGGTTGCGGCAGGGCGGCCAGCGGTGCCCACACGAAGCCCAAATGCTCGGGGTTAAGCGTAGGTGCGAAAGGTTCGGCAACGTTGAGGCCGTAGGTCGTAAAGCCCCCGTCGTAGTCGAGAATGCAAAGCGGCTCGGTCGGTGCCTGCCCGATTTCCTCTTGGCTTTCACGGATCGCGGCTTGCTCGGGGGTTTCCCCTTCCTCGATATGCCCGCCCGGGAGGCCCCAATGCAACGGGAAGTCGGCCGTATTACCCGAGCGAAGCAAGAGCAAGACCGAATCGCCCGCCCGGTAAAGGATACCGGCGGCAACGTCAGTACCCCCGGCCGCCCGGTAAGCAATGGCCGCCGCCCGTTCGACCGAGTGCCCCGCGCGAAGTAGCTCGGCGAGGTTTTGCGAAATGTTCTCGGGCGATGATCCCTTGGCGAGCGGCATGTCGATTACTCCTTCGGAACGAGGGAGGCGAAGACGCCGACGTTCGCTTGGGTCAGGTCGGTAATCGTGTTGCCCGGTGCCCACGTGCCGCCGAGCGAACCATTCACGGAAACTTGCACGTCTTTGGTTTCGTCGTCTTTCAGGAAATCAACGAAGGCGAAGGCGGCGGCTTGCGCGGCGGGGCGGTCGGTAACGTGGCAGGCTTGCGCAACTTCCACGCGGTCGAACTCGGCGGCGATTTTCTCGCGGGCCTCGGCCTTGGTTGCGGCACGTACTGCGAAAGAGTAAGACATTTTCATTTTTCCTTTTCGAAATCAAAAACGGGCGACATGGTGCAACGACAATTCGGGGCCTGCCCGGGTATGCCCCTCTCGCCCGTGCGTGCGTCAATGACCGGCAGTTTATCAAAGCTGAAAATTTCGCCGTCCATATCGACATGATCCTCGCGCGGGTGCGCGCCGCCGCCGCTATGGTGCCACATAAATTTTTCGACGCCTAGCGCTTCCATCCGGCCGCGATTGATGGAATTGTACGCTTTGCGCGTTTGGTCGAGCGCGATATTCTTCGCCCTGCGGTGCGTTTGGCCTTCGTACTGTTCGAGCGCGGGCACGAGGTCTTGCAGGCCGTTACCCGTGGTAATCGAGCGCATTACCGCGCCCTCGACTTTCTGTAGGTACTCGCTCGCAATCGACTTTATCAAGCTCACGTTTTCGGCGACCGCCGCTTTCGTTATCTCGTTGAGGGTCGGATTACTGAGCGAGGTTTTCAAGCTCATGCCGCCCGAGAGTTTTTGCAAGCTGGCGTGCAAAGCCTTGGTGCCTGATTTGTCGGCGTCGGCCACCATGCCCTCGGCGAGCGGCTTCGCTTTCTTGGCGAACAGGTCATTAAACCGATTGCCTAGCGACGACATGAGCATACGCGATTGACTCGCGATTGTCGCATCTTCCCCGAAGTGCGAGGCGGCCGCGTCGGTCTTGAACAGGCGCAAGACTTCGCGCGTTACTTGCGCCGTCATTTGCGCGGTAAGGGCTTGCACCGCCCCCACGTAGCGAACCGCGACCGCCGCGTTATGTTGCAGCGGATCGCCCCGGAAGGTAGGCGCGGCCGATTGCTTGGCCGCCCATGCCTCACGCTTGGCCGTTAATCGAATCTTCTTCTTGGTCATGGCTCGGGTCTTCGTCGGTTAGGGTCGGCAAGCCGTTGAACCCGCTTTGCTCGTCGGCCGAAATTTTCGCGCGCACCTCTTGACCATCAACCGCGCCAATATCGACCGCATAAATCTTGTCGGCCTCGGCGTTGAGTTTGCGAACCTCGGCCGATTCTTTGCTACTCATGGAGTCGATAGGCTTCCAAGTGCAATCAACGGCGAACGGTTGGCCCCCGAAGCGCGGCACGATTTCGGAACGGATCAGGCAAACCATGTGCCGATCAATGAGCGGTTCCATGTCATTGACTTGGATACTTTCGAGTTCCTCGTGGTAGCTCTCGGCCTCGTACTCGCCCGTCGCGTTGAACCCCTTGGGCGTCGTGCCGAGTAGCTTCGTTGCCGGGATGTTGGCGGCGGCCGCGACGAGTTGGTATTGGGTCATTATGACGGTATCGAGATCGCCCAAGCTCGTGTCGTGCTGTTCGATCTTGTCGGCCTCGGCGTCGGCAATCTTGACCCCGTAGTTATCGCGGAATTGCGCCCACACGGCCAAGCGTTGCTCGAACGCGCCTTGATTGGCGAGGGCCTTCGCTACGTCGGTATAAAAAACCATCGCCCGTTTTGTGAGCGCCAGTTGGGGCGCTTCGTTGGCCGTGCGTTCGGAAGCATAGACGCGCTCGTAAATCATTTGCGGCACGCTCAACCCGCCGTAGAGGTACGCCGGTTTCAGAATGTCGGCGACCTCGGGGCCGCGCAAAATGACAAGGTGCGATTTGTGATACCGCTTGTTGTTGATAAGCCAGTAAGTCGGCTCGTAGAAGTCGAGGCCCGACGGATCGCTCGCGCTTGCGCTCGTCAATTCGGGAACGCACCAATAGGGATCAATTTGGGCAATGCCGCGATAGCTCCCGGGCGTTACGGCGTCGGGGTTGAACGGCTTAACGTAGAAATCGGGGTCGTCGCTTTCGATCTTGAACAGGGCGACGCGGATACCGAAGACGCGGCCCATTTTGACATACTCGACGAGGGTACGATTCAGGCGGTAACGCTTGTTCGCTTTGTCGAGCGCGTCGAGTATCTCGGGGGCGACGGCCGACCCGTCATTGACCGTAAAGGAATAGCCCTTGCGGATCGCGTCGCGGGCCGGGATCAAGCACGCTTTGTTTATGAGCCAGTGTTGCGCCATGAGGGCGCACATTTGATAGCCGATGAAACTTTGCGAGCCGTACCACATGGCTTGCGCTTCGGGGATGCCGACTTGGTTAAGCGAGAAAATCGCTTTCAACGAATTGTCGTAATTGTTCGCGTCTTGGGCGAAGGTCGTAACGCTCTTGCCGTCGCCGGTCAGCACGTAGGTATCGCCCACGGTTCGAGGAAACGCGCGCTCGGTCAAACGCATGAGCCGCTCGTCGCGGGTCAAGGTATCGTCGAGGTCGATTTCGGTCGAAAAGAAAGAGTCGCGCCGCTTGAGGGCGGGCGGCTCGGGCGCGGCCTCGGGCTTGTTGGTGCCGAGCAACCATCGAAAAAAGCGTGCGAACATTTCGTACCCCTTACGGTAAATCAAAAATTAAGCGTAGCCCTTGGCCGCCGCCCATTCGTGCATATCCTTGGTTCCCTTGCTCGTATTGCAAGTCGGGCAAAGTAATTGCAGGTTTTCGGGGCCATTACTGCCGCCAATGGCGACGGCCCGAACGTGATCAACATGGTATCCGCTTTCGGCCAAGTTGCAACGACAACCGTTGCACTCCCCGTTTTGCTCGTGGTACATCCGGGCAATATCGGCGGGGCTATGCTCGCCGGATACCTTGAGTTTTGCGCGTCGGTTTCGGGTGATCGTGCGTTGCTTCTCGGGGGCGGCCTCGTGCCGTGCTTTGGCCGCTTCCCGCACACGCTCACGGTTCGCCTTGCGCCATTCAATCGACCGAGCATTGACGACGGCCGCGTTCTCGCGCACCCAACGACGGCTCGTTTCGTTCATGCGGTCTTTGTTGGCCGCCGCGTATTCCCTTGCCCGCGCTTGGTATTGCTCGCGGTTTTCTTCGCGCCATTTCGAATTTCTCGCCTGTATCTGTTCGGCTCGCTCGGGGTACTTCTCGCGTAATTTCGCATTGCGGCAGGCGCGGCAAGAGGTACGCGGCTTTTTCGTATCGCTACGCACCTCGAAATCGGCGAGGGGCTTTTCGGTTTGGCAGGTTCGGCATATTTGGCGCATACGCGATTATAGATCAAAAAACCCGCGACGCTTCGGCTCGGTCGGGGCGTAGGCAATCATTACCGAGTCGGCGAGGTTTGGCGACTTCGAGCCGTCGGGTTGCTTGTTAATCAAGAGTTTGCCCGCGCCGTTTTCCGAGTAGGTCGGTTGCGAGAGTTCAATCGTCAATTTCGACAAAGCCGGTAGCTTACTCGAAATCGAGATAAGGGCGTCGGGATCGCCGACCGGGTGCCCCTGTACGACGGCCCGGTACGTGCGAAGGAACCGCATACGCAACGACCACCACGCTTGCGCCTTGGCGTTCGCGAAGTAGTCTTTATTCGTGCGCTCGTCTTTGTCGCGCGAGTCGTCGCCGTCGAACTGCGGAATCTTGCCGTCAGGATCAACGACCCCGGCCGAACCTTGGAACTTGCGAACGTCGATTGCCTTTTCTTTGCGTTGCTCCCGGCCCTCGTTGAGTTTGCGCGCGTCGCCCTTGGTGCCCGCCCCCAGCCCGTCGCCGTCGTAGGCAAATTCGGTATATCCCTCGTCTTCGCAAATCTCGAAGGCGCGTTCGACGGTCGCGTAAATGTCGGCCCCCTTGCCGCTCCACGCTTCCACGTATTCGAGCAAGATACCGTAGCGACCGGCGAAGGCGTTCAAATCGCTACCCTCGTCGGCAACGTCGAGGCCGCCTTGCCGCTTGCCGGAAATGTCGAGGCCGAGGCGCACGTGGGCGTCGATAGCCGCTTGCACCCATTCGGCCGGGATCACTACGCCCGCGACGCTTGCGTTCTCGTCAATGTCGTATTCTTGCGCGATAACCTGCGGGTCTTTGGTCAGCTTGAGATTTTCGTACCATGCGTCATCTTTGCGCGGGTCGTCGCGCCAATGGAAAACGAAAACGTCGTCGGGCGACCACGACCGCCGCTTGACCGAGAAGGGCGTCGCGCTCCCCTTGACCGAAGACATATCAATGCGGCAATTCGTGGTCGCGCTCAATGCTTCTTCGGCAAGCTGGGGGCGCTCAAGGTGCGCGGATTCATCAACGAAGTAGAGCGCGGCCCGGTCGCCCCGGCCGATGTTGTCGCCCGCCTCGCCGGTCATTACCGAGCCGGTATCGGGGAACGTCAAACGCATGAACGCGCCGTGCTTTTCCCGCGTCCATCCCCCGCGAAATTCTCGCGGCAGGTTTTGCATGAACACGCGGGCTTTGTAGAACAAGGATTTCGGCGAATCCAGCCTATCGACGTATTCCTCTTTCCGCGACCCGAAGCCGATAGCCATACCCTCATAGAACAGGCAAAGCGTACAACTCAGGGCGATAGCGACCCAGCTTGCGCCCGTGTCGCGGCTCTTGGGAACGAGGCCGTCTTTCGAGGCCCGCCAATGCGCGACGATCCATTGCATAAGCTCGGTTTGTCGGTCGAAGGGGATAAACGGAATCGTCGCGGGCAAGCCGCGCTCAATGTTCCGGGGGTCGTAGGTCATGCCCCAATCTTCGACGAATTGCCACGGGTTCGCCTTGTAGTACGCCCGCATAACGTGAATCAACGAGGGGTCGGCGCGTAGCTTCCCGAGGATGCGCAAGCGACGTTGATACACGGCGGCATAGTCGGGGGCCTTGAAATCGAAACCTTCCACGACTAGCCCCCCACGATTTGCGAATACAACGCGCCGAGCGCTTGCGGGTCGTTCGGTAGATCAACCGGGGGCGCTTCGGGGATCAGGGGGCGGCCATCCTTGCCGGTTATTTCCTTCCGTTCGATCAAGAGGCCGACGTACTGAGCGAGGATTTTTAAGGCCCCGTCTTGATCGCGCAATTTCACTTCGAGGCCGTCTTTCGTGCGCTTGATACCGGCAATCAATTTGCGCTCGGGGCCGCTAAGGCCCTCGGTATCGCGAAAGAAAATATCCTCGTGGCCTTCCCCGTTGCACTCGGGGCAATCGGGATGCGGCTCGCCGTTATGACGGAAGCCGAAGCCGCCCGAGCAATCGGGAAACAGCAACGGTTCCTCGCCGCGCTTGGCGGGCTTGCTGGCCGCGTCGCACGCCTCGGCATACTCCCGGGCCTTCCATTGGTATTGATGCCCGACGCCGTGGCAGTACCGGCAATTCACGCGGCGCACGTGCATGATTTTGGAAGCGTCGGCCGTAGCGAGTGCGAGATATTCGCGCAAGATTTCGGCGGCCTCGACGGTCGCCTCTTGGGCTACGAGGGCCATTTGTTCCTCGATTAGCGCTTGCACTCTAGCATCGCTTAACAAACGCGCGGCCGTAACCCCGGCGGCTTCCACGTTCGACGTGTAGCCCGCCCGGATAGCGGCTTGGGTTCCGTTCCGATCCTTGCAATATTCCTCAACGAACCGGGGAACGCGCTTTGATTTGATTGGGTCTTGAGCGTTCATCATGGCCGAATCATACACACTATGCGCCACCACAAGCAACCACAATGCGCGACAAGTTGCTACCCGTTTTTTCGGTTATTTACCTCTAGGCTTTGGTTACTCTTTCCCCTTGTTTCTATTACGTTTTTCTCTCTTTTATATACTCTACCCAATTTTTAAAGAGTTATAAAATATAGAGAGTAAGAAATATACAGTACGTAATACTAGAAACGTATCTTATATTTCTTAGAGAATATTATAGAGATTTTGGAAATTTTCGGGTTAGCTAAAAACCTAGTAACGGCGCGGGTTTGCGGTAACTTTGGGGGTTCTATGGGGTTTCGGGTATATCTTAGCTACCTTATACGCTTGACGCCTACTAGGAAGGCCGTATAAACTAGATACACTAAAAACAGTACGGAAGGCTACGACCATGCAACACTCGATAATTTCTCGCGACGACGCGGCGGCCCAAAAACTTACACATTTTTTTACCGGCAAGCCCTGCAAGTACGGCCACGTCGCCCCGCGTTTCGTTTCGACCGGCGGTTGTTCCGAGTGCAATTCGGCCCGAGCGGCCCGCTTTCGCAAAGACGCCCCCGCCCGCTTTTCCTACGACCTTCACCCCGACGATGTGGCCGCCGCCCTCGCTTTCTGCCAAGCCCTTGACATTCAACGGGGCCGCGTACCGTCATCGCGCGAACGTTTCGCCGTCGGCAAATTCACGGCTACGCCGATCACGCCCGAGGGTATCGAAACCGCCCGCCTTCATGCGTTCGGATTAGCGGGGGCCGCGCAATGAAAAAGCCGCTCCCTTTATCCGACCTTGCCGACATGCTCGACGCTTGCGAAAGTTCGCCGGTAATCGAGGCTATTCGAGCGGCTTTTGCGGTGCCCGGGGCCGACTTGGTACAAATTTCCCGCCAGCTTGCCGCCCTGCCTGATAGCCGCGAACAAATCGCGGTAGTTGCTTTCCGAGCCTACGCGCTCCACGAGTCGGGCGGCCTTGTAACCACGTCGGCGCGGCTCTACCAACGCGGCGTCTTTAATCGTTGCCTTCGGTACTTACTGGATACCAAGCCATGAACACTTTTACGATTTGCAGGCACGCGGCGAGCGGGTGCAACTACCCCGAGGGCGAATGCTTGGGCCTTTGCGCCCGCGACAAATGGGAGGAATGGCAGGGCGGCGAGTGCCCGGAACCCGCCCCCGTTCTCGTCGAGTACAAGATGCGGTGCGGCTTGATCGTTGCCCGGGGCACGCCTGCGGGCGAGGTGCGTTGGTCACACGCGGGAACAGGAAGCGACGTTGTAGCGTACCGACGAAAATAACGCTTGACCTTTCGTATTTCGTATTATATAATTCAGCCATCAACAACGAACTAGGGGTGCCAAATGAACAACCAACGCCGTAAAGAAATCAAAGCCGTTCTCGATGAACTGGCCGCCCTGCGCTCCCGCGTCGAAGACCTCCAAAACGAGGAACAAGACTACTTCGACAACATGCCCGAGAACTTGCAGCAATCCGAGCGCGGCGAGAAGGCCGAGCAAGCCGCAAGCCGCCTCGAAGACGCCTTGACCGCCTTTGACGAAATCGAAGAAGCGTTGAACGAGGCCGCCGAATGAGCGGGGCGTACTACAACGAATGCGACCCGTTCGCCGCTGGCTGGCTTCGGGAATTGATAAGGGGGGCATATTGCCCCCGGTGAAGTAGATCAAAGGAGTATTGAAGATGTTAAGCCCGACGACCTTACCGGATTCACGCAATGCCATTTCTTCGCCGGGATCGGCGTTTGGTCGTATGCACTGCGGCGGGCCGGGTGGCGAGATGATTCGCCAATTTGGACAGGCTCTTGCCCCTGCCAACCTTTCAGCGCGGCAGGCAAAGGAAATGGGTTTGCTGACGAGCGGCATTTATGGCCCGCATGGTTCCACCTTATCACGCAGCGCGGCCCTGCAAGAGTCGTTGGCGAACAAGTTGCAAGCGGCGACGGCCTCGCTTGGCTCGACCTTGTACAAACTGACATGGAAGCGGCGGGCTACGCCTTCGGGGCGTTTGATTTATGCGCTGCGGGCGTCGGCGCACCGCACATCCGACAACGCCTTTACTTCGTGGCCGACGCCAGCGGCGAGGGATTACAAGGATGGGGCGGCCCCGAGCGTAGTATCGTCGAATCGAACCGACAAGCTATCACATTGCGTAATGCTCGCGGGCTACCCGACGCCGCTTACGGTGCCGAGTTCGGAAGCGAGCCACGGGCAATTATCGGGGAGCTATCGCAAGGCAATGGAGGCGGCGTTACCCGAACTATTCGCCCCGGCCCGACTAACGGTTTTTGGCGCGATGCTGATTGGCTCGGATGCCGCGATAGGAAATGGCGGCCCGTTGAACCCGGCACATCCCCGATGGTTAATGGGGCTTCCCCCCGTGTGGGACGACTGCGCGGCTATGGTAACGCTATCGTCAGCGAAGTAGCCGCCGAGTTCATCCGAGCCTATCTTGACAAACGCGACAAGTAGTACATAATCGCGAACATGACGCCCCCAACTTTACCCGACGGCTACACGTGCGGCCATTGCGGCCGGTTCGCGAAATTTTCGGCATGGCTCTTTGCCCATTGGTACGAGCCAGTCATTCACACGTGCGAATGCGGCGCGCGTAGTCAGCTTGTCGAAGGCCGCGCAACTCTCAAACATCAACCCACGAAAGGCAAATGATCATGACCCCCAAGCCGATAAATTCTCTCAAGGCCCTAGCCGAAGGCAAAACCGACGGTTTCCAAAAGGCCGCCTATTTCAAAGTTCGCCCGGATAAAGTCGAGTTCGAACAAGGCTTCAATTTGCGCGAGGAAGGCGCGGAATTGACCGAGCATATCGAGCGCCTTTACCACGCCATGAAGGCGGGCGCGTACATTCCCCCGATTGACGTTTCGGTTATCGACGGCCGGGTTCTCGTTCGCGACGGCCATTGCCGCACCCGGGCCGCCCTGCGCTTGCTGGGGGAGGGCGTCGAGTACCTCTTGGAAGCGCGCCAATTGCGCGGCAACGACGCCGACGCCGTGTTTCATATGCTCGGCTCGGGTCAGGGCAAACACTTTACCCCCTTGGAGCAAGGGCGCGGCTTCCTGCGGCTTACCAACATGGGCCACACGGTCGCCGAGATTGCCGCGCGTACCGGAATGCACCGCTCAACCGTGGAGAACGGCTTGGCGCTTGCCGAGGCCCCCGTGGCCGTGCAAAAGATGATTGCCGAGGGTAAGGTGGCCTCGCATACCGCACTCAAGGCAGTACGCCAAGAGGGGGCCGCCAAGGCTACCGAGAAGCTCGCGGCAGGCGTCAAGGCGGCCGAGAAGGTCGGCAAGAAGAAAGCCACGGCGAAGCATATCGACGGCCCCAAGGAACGCGGGCAAACCCTGCCCCCGAAGGAAACCGCCGCCCCCGTGCCGCCCCCGCCCAAGCGTCGCGCGGCCGACAAGACCCTCGAAGATAAATGCGTCGAGTTCGTTCGCGCCCTCGCCGACCGTAGCACGCTCGTAACCTACCAATCGCGCGACTTCGTGCAATTGATCGAGGCCGCTTACGATATTGTCAGCCCCGAGGAACCCAAGAAATGAGCCAAGCCCCCCACACTTGCGCCGCCCGACCGGGGGCCGATCAACAAATGCGGTGCGCCCGGTGCGGCCTCGTTTGGGATATTGACGACCCCGAGCCGCCTACCTGTCGCGACGAGCCGGTGCCGAAACCGAAGGTCAAGAAACCCAGCAAAAGGAAGCCGAAGCAATGACGCTCGACACTATCGCCCGCCTCGCCCAAACGGTCGCGGCCATCGCCACGACGGCGGCTTGCCTCAAGTTCCTACTATCATGATTCGCGCATGGCTCGCGGGCTTGTTGGCCGCCCTGTTCCCGCCGAAGCCATTCGAGGCCCCGCCCCTTAACCGTGCCGAACGACGGCAACGACTCAAAAATAAATAAAGCCCTTCGGGGCTTTTTTTTTGCATTTAGGGCTTGACATTCCGTATTTCGTAATACATAATTCAGCCATCAACAACGAAACGAGGCCCTAAAATGAAACAGTTCGAAGCCGGTAAGACCTACACGACCCGCAGTATTTGCGATCACGATTGCGTTATTTCGGTCACTATCGAGAAGCGCACGGCCAAGACGGTAACGGCCACGGTTCGCGGCGAGTCGAAAACCTTTCGCGTCGGCGAGTATGACGGCGCGGAATTTATCAAACCGTGGGGGTCGTACAGTATGGCCCCGATCATCCGGGCAGGGGAGTAAATCATGGCAAAGCCAAAATATGAAGTTGTTGATTTTATCTCGGGGGGCTTTTTTATTCACGGCGGCCGCATTGGCGAAACCTACGTAAAAAGCAAAGACGACGCCGAGTTAATTTGCCGGGCACTTAATGAGGTTGAGGCGCTCAAACTTCGCCGTACAAAAGCCCGGGTCGCCGACGCCCTCTATTCCTTAGAGCTATTACAAAAAGCCCTTGATGCGCAAGAGTGATTCGCTACCTACCAAAACCGAAGGCCCCCGAAGGGGCCTTTTTCTATTGGGGCTTAACTTGCTGCGCCGCCGTGTATGCCTTGGCTATCTCGGCCGCGCCGGTCAAGTAGCGCTCGGGGTGATTGGCGAGGATGTAGAGTTGCGGTTTCCTGCCGTCGGGTTGCACGGGGTTATTTACGCGACCGTCAGGCAAGCCCGGGTGCGGAATGTAGCCCATGCCTTGCAAGAGTTCGCGCCGTTTGTTGAGGTTCAACCGGCCGCCCATTTTGAGGGTATCGGTAACGAGCCGGTCGAGCATGATCGAAGATACCCAGCCGCCCATAAATCCGGGCGTGTCTTGCGCGATCACTTCGGCGATTTGTTGCTCGACGCCGCCCCGGCTTTCTTGCATGGCCGCGTCGGTCGTTGAGGTATGCGGGGCGCGGTGGCAGGCCCCGGCGGGATTGAACTCAGGCGGGATTTGGTAGGTATAGAGGAAATCGGTAATCGCCGCGAAACCTTCGGCCCGTGCCCATGCGTACAATTTCGGGAAATAGTCGCCGCTCATGCCGTCGCGTTGAATGTCGGCGTAGCTTTGTTGCCCCGTGTAGAACAGGGCGAAGCGGCGGGCCGTGTCGGGCGTCTTGCGAACGGCGGTTTTATGGTTGGTCGTGGCGATGAAGTTCGCGCAAATTTCCATCGAGAATTGATCGACGCCCTTTTGCTGAATCTGCACGCCGAAGCCGCCCGTAATCAAAACCATAAGCCGATTTACTACGTCGTCGCTCGAATGGTCTTGGCCCTTCAATTCCTCAAGGGCGACGAAGATTTTATCGGCGATCCATCCGTTAAACTGGCTCGCTATGTCGTCGGCGAGGGGCCAGTGCGTGAAGTGTTGGCCGACGGCCATAGCCACGCACGCCGAGAAAAAGGTTTTACCGTTGCCCTCGCAACCTTGCAACACGGGGCACCAAGGGAATTTAATACCCTTATGCTGAACACATGCGGCCATGTACGACAAGAGAATTTGTTGGTCGCGCGGGTTGGGTAGTATCTTCGCGAGGTGCGCGAGGAAGGGGGTAACGTCGCCCGGGGTGCGCTTGACCTCGGCGGGCCAGTAGGTATTAACCCGCAAGCGGCCCGCGTCGTTGATCACGGCCCCGGGGGGTTGGTCAGGCTTGAAGCAAATCGTATCGGCTCGGGGGGAGCGCAATACCTGAGACTCGGTGAAAGCCTCCCAAGCGTTGCGGGTTGTGCGTTCATTTACGGCGTCCATTGCGAACACGTAGCCGCCGAACGCGACTCGAAATTGGTCGGGCTTGAGCATTGCGCCCCCGGGCACGAGTACGCGGTGCCGGTCTTGGACATACACGCACCCCGCAAAGAGTGTTTTTTGCGCCTCGGGTGATAGGAAGGTATGCCCGGTCACGTCGGCTTGCATTGGGGCCGCTTCTGCCGCCCTTGGCGTGGCCGCCGGTTCGAGGGGCTTGTCGATAAGAACGTCGCCCGGTTGCGAAAGTATCGCGGCAATCGTGCGCGGTAAGTAGTCGTCGCGGTGCCACTTATCGCGAACGAGGTTCGATTGCAGCATGAGCGCCTTTATCCGCTCACCGTGGCGACCCGTCCAAAAGGAAAGGTGCGAGGCGAGCGCGGCGTCGGCTTGGCTTGCGTCATAGGCCCGCCCGCCCCCGTCAGGGTACGCCACGGCGAGGGCGTCGGTATTGCCTTCCCAAAGGTCGGCAAAGCTCGCACGGCCGCCGAAGACGCTCGACGCGCTCTTGCTACGAAGGGCGCGCCGGATCAAGTCGGCGTCGTCGGTCGGCCCTCGCCATTCAGGCACGGGCGCGTCGCTCAACGTAAAGTCGCCGTCGGCCCCCGAGGAAGCCCCGGCCGGGAAGTATTCGGCGGTAATGGCATGAAGGGCGGCGGTATGGTCGGTCGCCGCGTCGCCTTGCGCCCCGACGCCGGTAAGGGCGACGAAACGCAACTCGGTATAGAACTCCAAGCCGAGGGCGGTATTTTTCTTGCCGTGGGCAGGCGCGCGGCCGGTGCCGAAAATGTGCATTCCCTTACCCGATTGGCTCATTTCCATAGCCGCGCCGGGGAACATGGCGGCCAAGCGCAAAGCGACCGGCGACCATTGCGAACCGTCGAAGGCATTATCTATGTCGATAAAAAACAGGGGGTCATTTTCGGTAAAGACGAACGCCACGCCGTAGCCCTGCCCCCACGCCGTAGCCACACGGCACGCCTCGGCGGCTTCTACCCAATGGCTCGGGTCATGGGCCGAAACGACTTGCCCGGTACGCGGCGACACGGGCAGTTTATCCAGCTTCCCGGGGATGCGTTGCGAGGGCACGAGGGCATAACAAAGGAATTGACGATAAGCGGCGAACGCGGCTAAAGCGGGGGGCAAACTTTGCATGAATCCGACCCCCTTAACCGACGAGCGATTGCAAGGCGCGTTGCCGCAATTCTTCCGGGGCTTTGAGGGCGTGCGAGTCACGCAACGCGAGGCCCTGAGCGATAACGGGCAAACATTCAACACGCACCGCCTCGCGCATAATGTCGCGGCGAAGCGCGGGCATGGTGCCGAAATGATATGCGACGAGAGTAGGCGCGCACCCCGCACGCTCGGCAATTTGGTCGCGCGTCACGCGGGCATAGCTCGCCGTTTCGCAAAGGGTGAGTGCAGTGCTAAGGATTTGCGCCTTCCGCTCCCGGGCTTCGAGTTTGATTTGTTTCATGGTCAATTGTCCGTTTCGTCAGTTTGAGAATATACCCTATCCCACGCGATAGCGAAATACTTCGGGTCGCGTTCAATACCGATAAATCGGCGGCCCGTTTTACGGGCGGCGACCCCCGTAGTCCCGGCCCCCATCGTGTTATCGAGAACCACGTCGCCCTCGTTGGTGTAGGTACGGATCAGGTATTCCATTAGGGCGACGGGTTTTTGCGTAGGGTGTAGCGTTTTTCCCTCGCTCGGCACTTCCAAAATCTGCCGGGGGTAGTTTGTCCATTCTTGGAAATAATCCGCCCCGCTCCGCAAAGCCCCTTTACCGTTACCCGTGGTTTCCCCTTGTACCGTATTGCCGCCCGCGCTTTTCCCTTTATTCACTACCCGCCCGAACGGCTTTAGCCCTTGGGGGTTGTAGGTCGGGGGGCGGTCATAGAACACGGCGACTTCTTCGACGCACCGCAAGGGCTGTTTTTTCGCATTTGCAAAACCCGTCACCTTTGATTTGTTCCAATACCAACAATAAGAAAAACCCGCCATATTTGAGGCGATTAACGCACTTGTAAAAGGCTGGGCGCAGGTCAGGGCCGCCGCCGCGTTAGGCTTCATGACGCGCCGGTATTCCGCCCAAAGCGCGTCGAACGGGATAATCGAGTCCCACGGGCAAGCGGTCGTCCCGTATGGCAAATCGCAGAGTATCAGGTCGACGGATTGCGCGGGGATTTCGCGCATCAATTCGAGGCACTCGCCCATCATTAAATTTATTTTGTTCATAGCGACCCCTGCCCGGTAGCGAAAGCCGCATCGCCGCCGCACGAGTTTATCAAGTTGCACCATGCCAATTGTGCAACCTCCCTACCCGACCCCGTATATTGCCAGTTTGGGGCCTTAATTTCACGCGAAACAAATTGCCCGAACGTGTGGCCGACGTGGTGCGGCAGGATCACGAGCGGGCGAATACCGATCAAATCGCCCGATTTTATGACCTCGTTCATTTTCGGCGAGTCGTTGCCGAGGCCGTAGCGCACGGGGCGGCCGGTCTTGTCTTCCAAGACGCCGACGTTATTTCGAAACAGCTTCACGCCCTTTTCGCTGGCCTCAAGCCGCACCACGCTTTGCGCCCACGCTTCCGACTTGCCCGCCCCGGGGGCCTCGGCCGGTAGCGGCGGGGTATAGGTGCCGAGCGTAATTTGCAGGTCGCGGAAGATTTCCACGGTCAAGGGTTTGCCCGCGTTCCG